ATGAATAATCCTAAACCACAAGAATGGAAGAGCGAGGAACTTAGCCAAGGGCGAATAATAGACTACAAAGCCTTTAACTTTGTGGATGGAGAAGGAGTCCGTTGCTCTCTATATGTTAGTGGCTGTCTGTTTCACTGCGAGGGCTGCTACAATGTTGCAACCTGGTCTTTTAAAGCTGGGATTCCCTATACCAAGGAGCTTGAAGACCGCATTTTAGCAGACTTGGCCCAGCCCTATGTACAGGGCCTAACCCTCTTGGGTGGCGAGCCTTTTCTGAACACAGGCACGGTCCTCCCACTCGTAAAGCGAATTCGGAAAGAATTGCCAGAAAAGGACATTTGGTCTTGGACAGGCTACACATGGGAAGAAATGATGTTAGAAACTCCAGATAAGTTAGAGTTACTATCCTATTTAGATATTCTAGTTGACGGCCGTTATGACCGTACCAAGCGCAATCTTATGCTGCAATTTCGAGGCTCATCGAATCAACGTATCATCGATGTACAGAAATCATTGCAGGAAAAACGAGTTGTCCTGTGGGATAAGTTAAAAAAATAGCCCTTCACAATGTGAAAGGGTTCTTTTTGACCAAATTTTGACCAAATTCTCTCTAAAAACGAGAAAAAGCCTTGATAAATCAAGACTTTCCTCATATCAACCAATCCTCCCTGTAGGAATTTTATAGCAAAACACGTTGTTGTATGTTTTAAAAAATACGCTGATTTTAGCTATTTTTGTTATATTTTTGACCTATCTATACTCATTTTTTAAAACTTTTGGGGCGAATTTGGGGCAGACGCACTAAAAAAACACTCCATAAATCAACTTCTCAAGACCTCTAGACAAGGCCTTTTATTATGTCCGCAAAAACGGCAATTTTTAAAAACGTCCGAGATAAAAGTAAGTATTTTTCTATCAAATTTTGAAAAAACGCTATTTTTTTGAAATTCGGGTAACAAAAAAAGCCCCCAGCAAACGCTGGGGAATTCTGCATTTATACTCTCAATAAAATGTTAAAGGTTTCTCGTCCTTTAGGTGTTACGAGGGTCTGTGTACCTTTCCAAGCTGTACTTTCGTTCTTGGTTTCTTTGATTTCAAAGAGTCCGTCATTTTTGTTGGCAAATGGTACAAGTTTCCCTTTCTTGTCTCGGTACAGAAACTTCTTGTCCAGTAACCAATTAATGAACTCACGCCCTTTGATTTTTAGCATTTTAGCTGTATCTCGGAAACTTGTCAGCAAATTTCTGGCAACTAGGTCATCAAAATACTGGGCCTTTGGTTGCATAATCTGGTTGTCAACCATTAGTTGACTATTCGCTACTTGAAGCTGCTTACGTGCTTCTCTTTCTTCTTTCAGTTGAGTTGCTAACGATATGAGCGTATCTGGATTAAGCAACGCTTCCTCTAGCTTGTTATCTGTCAGATAGCCACCATGCTTCCGAATAGCTGGCAAGACTTCTGATGTGACCCAATCGGCGAATTTTTCAGCCTCTGGTTTACGAGATTGGAAAACCAACTTGTAGAAATTGCTTTCGTTGATAAAGTTGGCTTGTTGAATACCTCCAGCTGTAAGGGTGTCACTAGTAGTTACACCCTTTGGATTGAGTCGTTTTACAGTATCTTTGTGGTTCTTGATTTCTAAAATTTTACAACAATCTTTGAGGTTGAAATAAACCTCTCCCTTGATGTCCGCTGTACGCACTTCTCCAAACTGTTCATTCTTAAAAATTTGTAGTTCCATATTCATTTCCTTTCGTTTTAATTGCTTCTTTCTGCTCTGATACCTGCGATTCTTCCCCTAACAAAGACTTGTGCAATAGCATCAATGAGTGATTTTCCTTGTTCCATTGCATGATTTGCCATACAATACAAATCATGTTTTTCCTGTAGTGTTAGGTCGTGAAATTCTGAGACCCTATACTCGTCTTGATAACAATCAGCAAAGTTCATTGATTGATACTGTTCGACTTCTTCGTAAATTGACATAATAAAAACTCCTTTGGTGTATGACAAAGAAGCTCTTTTCTGATATAATGATTTCAGAAAGAGTTTCTTTCGAGCGATACCTTGTACTAACCGGCTTTGCGGCTTGAGTAGTGCAGGGTATTTTTTATTTTTCGGATTTCAAAAGGTCAATCCCTTTCAAAATCGCCTCTGATTTAGTTAATTTTTTAGCATTCGCTACATCTTCCAATGTCTTAAACTCTGTTTCAGTCATCTTAACTGTAACCTTACGATTTTTAGGATTATCACTTTTGGGTCTTCCGATTTTAGCAGTCATTTTATCACCTCTTTTCAGACTGTACCAAAATTATATAATGGTACAGCCGAAAAGTCAAGAGGTTTTTGAAAAAACTTCAAAATATTATTCAATTTTCAAAGGACAGTGATTGATAGCTATCATGTCCTTAATTATATTTCTCAAAAAGCGCAAAAATGGTAAAAATGCGAAAAAATTTAAAAATGAAAATCTATTTAAACGTACCATAAGGCACCACGTTGCGCCGATTTGATTCTTCGCCTGCTGCTACATAGCGACGTACACCGCTACGACTAACATACGATACCCAAATGTATCCATCGGCAATATAGACCGAATCATAATTAAACTGCTCGCCATTCTTGTACGTTGCCACAACTTTACCGTCTAAACCGGGCTTGTCTCGGACATTGAGCAAAGATACTTTAACGGTCATTGTCCCCTGCTCGTCTTTGACCTTACCGAGATTACCGCTGTTTGACTGCGTTGCCACTGTAGTAGAGTCGCTGTAAGGTGGATAAAACCAGCCAACAAGATTGCTGATTTGCTGGCTAGCATATTGAGCAGGACCACCGACCGACAAATTACCTACCAAGTTTTGCTCGATTGTTTGGACAGTATTGCCACTAACACCGATAATCAAACCAGTATGCCCATAGTTGACACCGTCACCTGCCCAGTAGTTTTTGACGAAAATAGCTCCCGGACGCGGACTCTCAGAGGTAGGCATATAATGCACCTCGAATCCGTGTTGCTTGGCTGATTTAATCAAATCAATAGCATTGCCCCAAAGAGCCTTGCCGAAATATTTTCCACAAATCCAGTTAGGTAGGTCTACACATTGATTACCGTACCAACCATCATAGTCTACACCTTGACCACGATTGGCAAGGTCTTTGGCAAAATTAACTATTTCATTTACCGTTGTCATTTGTCAGCCTCCTTCCAGGCATCGTTCATTTGCTTCACTGCTGATTCGATAAAGGTCTCTAACTGTGTATCAGTCATATAGATGTTGTATTTAGCAAGCTGACCTGTTACGCGACGTTTAGCCATGTCTAGCTTGTCTACATGCTTGTCCTGGTCTAGCTTGGCGATTTGTTCAACTGCATTAACAGCGTTCCGTGCCAGAATCTCTGTAATTTCGACCGCTCGCTTACCACCCTTGGCAATCAGATACTTTTTGACCTCATGGACAATCATACCAGCAACGATAGCTAATATACCAGTAGCAGACCCTATAATAATTTCTGTAAGTTGATTCATACTTATTCTCCTTTTTCGATTTTTTCAATACGGTCACTCATTAATGACACTTCACCTTTTAAGCCACCGATTTCACGAGCCATCGCCCCCATTTCTGCGGTAGTTTTCTCGAGGTGATTCATCAAACGGTCCTCCCGCTTATTACTTTCTTCCTTTGCTTGCTCATGGAAATCCATGAGCTTAGCTTCTCGCTTGTCTGATGTCTTAATCAGATAGCGAATAACGAAGCCGAATAATAAAATAAACAAAATAGCCCAAGCTACTTGGCTTTGAGCTATTCGTTCTGCGTGTTCGATTGGCATAGGCTATGCCTCCGCTCCTGCTGTCGGATCTGTCCAGTCTGGATTTCCATTTTCATCAAATTTCATGATCCAGTACTCTTCGTTGAGCATGTCAGCGATATTAATTGTCGCAGCGGTACCGCCCCATTGGTTAAAAGCCCAGATAGTTTCCACGTCGACAAATTTGCGACGACCGTTTACGGTTGCAGGACGTTTCTGCACGTCGCGATACATATAAAAGTCTTGATTTGCTGACTTACAACGGATAAATTCTCCGTGCTCTTTCATGTAGACGAGTGCAGTCGCAAGGTCAAATGGTTGTGTTGTTTCTTCGAGGTTAAGTAAAGTGTTGTTAGTAGTTTCAGTCATGATTATTCTCCTTCTTCTTGGTCAATGATTTCCTCTGATTTAGTAGCTTCGTCCAGTTGCTGAGTCAAATCTGCAATCTCTGCTTGTAGATTAGCGATAATCTGCTGTGCTTCTGTAAGCTGTACAGCGAGCAAGTTCTTCGTTGTCATCTCCTCTGACAGTTTTGCAACGAGGTCGTTATTAGTCAAGCGTAAAGCTTGCGTGATTTGTTCTTGGTTCATGTTGTCTCCTATAAATTTAATTCAAATTTCCAGTTGTCACGTCTAGCTTTTATGTGTGTTCGAAGCGCTTCGTTAAACTCAAAATTATTGTAAATAATGTGATTCCAGATGTCCCATAACGCTGCCACTGCTGTATCCAGTCGGACAGGCTTCGAATTTTTATCTAAAGCGACAAAGTGCTTAGACCAAATTTCGGACTCTGCGTTGATATTGGCAGGGACTATACGTTGAGTGACAGAATTGATATTCCAACCGACATCGCCTTGTGCATGTCTTAATAGCGTGTTATCTCCATAAATCTTCACACTGTCTTCTGTGTTTATGTTGTTTGTGTTCTCTACAACAATCCCCGCAAATGTTGCCGAATTAAAAACTTCTCCTCCGTTCCGATTGCTCCCGATGATTGTTCGCGAGTAATTCCCTTCAGTTTCGAATTTTATAAATTGAGTAGGGTGTCCAGTATAGATACGTCTTATTGCAGCTACGTTTGTGTAAAAGTTAATTTTGCTTTCGTCGAAATTGACATCCATACCACCGTTGAGAGCTTTAGCAATACCGCCAGCAATCTGCTTAGCTGACACAGCCACTGCTTGAACCTGAGTGGTAAAAACTGACTTGGCAAAAAGCTGTCTCAAGTAGGCATCATTGGCCATCAACTTGTCAAAAAATGCCTGGTCCACCTTCAGTTTGTCGGCTGTGATAGCCTGCGAGCCGATGACGGTGGCATTTAATTTAGCAAAGGTACCATCTGCAACAAAGAGCGTTTTAAACTTACCGTCAATCGCTTGAATTTCATCAGCCAAGGTCTTGCCCTTCAAACGAATTTTAGCCGCTTCCAACAAGAATTCAGCGGATGACAGGTTGGCTTGCGATAAGATATCACCAGAGCTATTCAAGTTCTGTACAGACCATGACCCTGCAAGTGTGCTGACTTGGGTTGATACCGCTTGGATAGCCTGGTCTCCATCTTCTGGGGCTGGTGACCAGTCTTTGTTAAGGTTGCCTTCATAGAGGGCAACTCCAGCAATTTCAACTGTGGCATTATTAGTACTATGATTACGACCCACAACGACAGTCTTGATTGTCGTGGTTTCTCGCTGTGTCCAAATTATCCAGTACCTTTTCCAACTTGTTGAAAGTGTGACATAAGCTGTTCCATCCGGGGAGGTGCTCTTATACCCATCACTAGTTTCACTGGTTAGTGTAGTGTTAGGACTAAAGAAGTGATTAGCAATTCTTGTCCCTTCAACTGACGATCTACCATAGAAACTGATAATGTAAGTGTCAGAAGTCGGTACAATCGTTGTAGCAGTTCTGAATGTATCATAGTATGCAGCATTTCCAGAACTAGTTCTTGCAATGGTAAATCCTTGGTAGTTATCACTGGTTGTGTATGCCTGGTTAAACAAACCAGACATATCTTTCGTTCCTTTCAGCAAGTTCCTATTGCCACTTGAAAGATTTGAAATCCTAGTAACTAGGCCTTGAGCGGTCTGTATAACCTGTGAAATGGAATTTCCTTGCTCACCAATTGTCCGTGTATGGCTATCAACAGTATCTTTGACCTTATTATATTTGACCTCGGTCACAAAATCATCAAGACATGCTTCCCATTTTCTGGGTGTCCTGCCTTCTACTAGCATGACCTCTCCAAAATACATAACTGCCATTTGTCCGTCTGTTGAGCCGTTATTGTCAAAGCGGATGTACCCGCTATCGTTATCACCAGAGTTAAACGTAACGGTTACATACTCTGCATTAGATGCACTAAAATTTCTAGATGCGATGATAGCATTTGCACTAGTATACCTATCGGTTTCGTCTGATTTTCTTCCCAAAAACCAAACATCACTTGATTTAACTCTTGTGCTCGAAAATGCGTAAAAGGATAATGAGTAGTTTGTGTTTCGCTTGACTTCGAACCTGTTTGACTCTGAGACAATTTCGCTAGCAGTCCGAGTCTCTAACAAAAACAATGTTTTCGAATTGTTGTAATAATAATTATGCGTTGCAACCCTTGAACCTGACCAGGGTATTGTTGGAAAAGCACCATTCCTGATAAGGTTTCCTCCGCTAAAATCGGTTGGAATCAATGCCTTAGTTTCGGTTATTGATCTACTGAAACTATCTGTGGTTTCTCTAACGAGATTCTGCACTGTGGTAGACAATGCATACGGCTGTAACGCACTGTTGGTAATGTAGCCACGACCAGTAATATTGCTGTCGACATCAGACTTGGTCTGATATCCTTTACTAGTTATCGTAGTGTTTACTTGCGATGCAGTTTGATAGCCTTTACCTACAATAGCTGCATCTACCTGAGTGCTGGTCAACCGTTGTTCAATTAAACCAGCTTGGGTTCTAATTGTGGTTTCAGCACTTGTTAGTCGCTGGTCAACAGCGTTGAAATCACTCTGAGAGACTTTTGTAGCAACTGCATCAGACGTGACTTTCAATTCAGCTTTTGTAGTCTTAATTGAATCAGCGTTAGCATTCGCTTTAGACAAGGCACTATCAGCGGTTGTTTTCACTCCGTCTACATAAGTCTTTTCCGCTTTAAGAGCAATAGCAGATTGATTTTGACTAATAGTAGTCCCTTGACTTTCAACAGTCCTTTTGAGATAGTCGAAAGTCGACTGAGAAACTTTACTTGATACATCACTAACCAATTGCCTGATATTGGTTTCGGCAGTTGTAATCTTACCTTGAGCTTCAGTCAGTCTAGTTGATAGTTGTTGCTGACCTTCAGCAGTTTGAGTAATGATAGTTTTAACATTCTCAATCTCTGTCACGGCATCTTCAGGTGCTGGTAACCAATCTTTAGGCATATCCCCTTCATAGAGGGCAACTCCAGCAATTTCAACTGTGGCATTTCCTCTTTCAACTCTGTTTCGGCCAACAATTAAAGTTTTGATTTCATTGACTGGTGTTTGGGTCCACTTTACCCAATACCGTTTCCACTCAGTAGTTAACCTAACATTGACCAGACCATCTATTGCTTTAGTCTTATGGCCTGTACTACTTTCTGCGGAAGTTGTAGTATTTGGAGAGAAAAGATGGCAATCAATAAGAAAGCCGTCGACATCTGACCTAGCGTAAAACGTAGTAACATATGCCGTAGCTGTTGCATTGATTGTGGTAGCAACTCTAAAAGTATCAACATACCCTGAACTTGGTCTGCTTCTTGCAATATTAAAACCAAGGTAGGTATCTGAGGTGTTTTGATTTGGGTTGTTTCCACTCAAATCCTTTGTACCTTTGATAAGGTTTCTAATGCCCAGTTCTTTCGGTATTTTCGCCACCGTCTCACTTATCTCAGTTGTTATCCGATTTCCTAACTGAGTAATAGAACTTTCAGCTGTTGAGATACGCTGTTTCGCTTGGTCAAAATCGCTTGTTTTGACACGTTGAGAAATCTGGTCAGCCTGTACTTGTATCATAGCCTCGGCCGACGATACACGACCAGTCAGCGTATCAACAGTTGTCTTGGTGGCAAGCAACTTGATAGCTTCCTTGGTTTGGCTCAAATCTGTAGATACATTAGCAATCTGTCCAGATAATAAGCTTTTGGCAGTTTCGACCAGCCTAGTCGCTTCTGATATTACTTGACTCTTAGCTGTAGCTAGTTTGGTCTCAGTAGCTTGTCTTTCGACTGTGTCGAGCCGAGTTGCTTCAGCGATTGCCTCGTTTTCAAACTGCAACGCTTGCGCAATCGCACTAGCCGCATCCGTCTTAGCTTGGTTAGCAAGTGATTCGACAGACTGGGTTTTAGCCAATATATCTGCAACCTGTCTATCGTGTTCCTCAGATTGAGCTTGCATGGATTGGTTGACTGCATCGATTTCCGCATCAATTTTCTGCTTGATATTATCTGCATAGGCTTCTGCTTCTGCCTGGGCTTGCTCAATACCATCGTTGATTTCGGATTTGACTTTATTAATTTTTTCATCAAATTCCTTATCCTTATATTCCAGTTGTTGTTGGACCTCTGCTTCAATCTCAGTAGACATTTGCTCAATACGCTTGCCCAGAAATCCCTTATAAGCATACTGAGTATCATTCCCTGCTTTGCTATCTGCACTAATCTTGGATTTTAGACCGCCCTTGAAATTAAAAGATTGACTCAGTACAGGGACTTTAAAAGTCTCGTTTTTGTTTGTTTTTAACGTAACCCATTGTCCGACATCTAATTTTAGGTGTCCTTGCCAATCAAGCGAGTATGGGTAATATCTTATGTTTTTTAAATCATAATACAAATCATCTAAGATGTTCTGTATCATAAAGTTGTTTTCGAGCTCTAAAGAGCGACCGGTTCGCAAGCCGACCGTTAACGTCTCTTTGTCTTTCTTGCAAGTGATACCTGCAATCTGGTACATAAGTTCGCTTTTAGTTAGGCCGTGCAAAAAGTAATTATCAGCAGTAATTGTGATATTTGATTCAATCAACCCACGAATTTCCAATTTACCTTTTCTATTAAAAAAAGCAGAAAAGCCAAGCAACTGAATCGCTTGACTTAGCACTTCTCTAAAAGTAATGTCCTTTTTATCCGCTTTTGATTGGATATGATGCTGAATCGCTCGGAAGCCTAAATCATCTGTTTCTAACTCTACTCCCGTCTTTACACAAATTTCGCGAATGACATCTCTAATCTGTGCCGGGTAAGTCAAGTCAGAAATATAGGGTTGATTGAGCTTGAACATCCCATCTATTAGGTCTAATTCTGTGGTATTCCTGTTGCGGTCGATGTTAATATCGTTGACAAAATACTCACCCATTGCAACCCACTCGAAGGAATCGCCAACTTTTAGCCCTATCTCTGGATAAACTTTATCCAATTTGTTAAAGCTAGTAATGATAGATGTAAAGGTCAATTTAGCCGAACCAGCAACTGTTCCGCCAGGTTTGAAAGTATCGCCGCTGATATATCCATAATTAAAACTGGCTTCTTTGATGTCGCTAGAAGTATAGGCGCCTGCACGAATAGCAAACACCCTATCTTTAGCTAACATAGCTTGGTTAAATGTTACCGTGTGAACCACCTTACCTCTCTATTAAACTAAATTTTAAACCGCTCCAGGGTTTGAGTTTTTCATCAAATGAATATGCTGGTGCTGTTCTGTCACCAACATAGAATGTTTTAGAGGTCTGCCCTAAGATAGGGTCCGGATAGGATACTTCAAAGAAAACAGGCTGAACAGCATTCTGTATCTGAGCCATCTCAGCCTGTGTCAACATCCCCCAATCACATTCCAATTTGCGCTTGGTTGTAATCCTATCCCTGACCATGTCGCCGTTAGCGTTTCGCCCGGTTTCTCCATCCACATCATTGACAGAAACTTGAAAAGATTTAGGAGGTACAACTGTAACTCCATTGATGATCAATTGACTCATTTTTCCCTCCTAAACATTTAATAACAGCTCGCCAGCTTGCTCTTGCGCTTTGTTAATCTCATCAATCGCAAAGCGTCCAAACTCTCTACTGCCAATCATGATAACGATGTCACCACTTGGCAATCCAGACGATTGCGGTAGACCTCCGCCCAAAGCGTTAACAACTGCACCGCCGACAACTCGTCCCATTGTTTGCAGGAAGCCTGTATTTTCCAATGGCATAACTACCTCTTTACCAGCTTCACCAATCATGGCAACGGTTGGGCTGTCCACAATACCACCACGAGCGAGCCGCGGAAGATTAACATAACCAATGCTGCCGAGGCTAACGCCTGGAATATTATTGATTAAACCAATAACACCGTTAATCATACCGATAAAGCCATTTACAGCGTTCTCAATAGTGGCGAACACGCCATTCATAGCATAGCGGAAGGCTCCTGAAACAGCAGTAGCTACCGCACCACCGATGTTGCTGAACCAACTTACAATATTATCGTAGATGCCGCGGAAGAATCCTACAACGTTGCTGAAAGCATTTGTAATACCATTCCATGCCTCAGAAAACTTCTGTCCAAACCATCTACCTACGTTGGAAAATATATTCTCAACATCTTTCCAGCGGTCTCCGAACCATTTACCTAAACCTTGGAAGATGCGGACAATAGCATCCCATCCAGCCTGTAATATTGCAACAATGGTATTCCAGACACCTTTTAAGAATGATAGAATGACGTTCCAAACGAACATGAAAATAGACGACAGTAAATCCCACATTCCTTTTGCTACTTGAACAATGCCGTCCCAAGCCTTTTCCCAGTCGCCTGTAAATACACCGACCAGAAACTCGATGATACCGCCTAGGATTTTTAAAACAGCTCCTAAAACATCGAAAACAACATTCCACGCTTGTACAAACCATTCTGCAAGTGTTTGGAATATTGGAACAAGTACTGGTAGTATGTTCGCTGCAATCCAATCAAAGAGTGGTTGAAGGATTACTTCCCATACAATTTTTAATAAATCCACTACTTGACCGAATGCGTATAAGAAATTATCAACAAAAGGCTGAATATGGTTATCGAACATATCGGAGAACGATTGTCCGATGCTATCTAATACTGGTTGGACGTCATTGTTCCAACTGTCTATCAGAGTGCCAAAGATAGAACTGAAGCCCTCAGTGAACGAATCAAAGAACGGTTTTACATGCTCATCGTAAGTTGTGCTCAACCCCTCAAATGTATTTTTGAATAAGTTTTTGATAGATTCGAAAGTAGGTTCAAGGGCAGAAAGCAATCCATTTAAAGCAGTAGTTATTTTATCTTGGTTATCAACTAGCGCTTGTTCTATACCGCTTAGTATATCGCGACCTAATTTTAAACCAACTTCAACAATCCCCATTGTCCCATAGGTTATCGCTGAAAGAATATCTGCACCGATGTTTGTTGCAGCTGCACTTGTAAATACGTCATAAAACGTTTGACCGAGCATTTGAGCGATATTTCCAATGCTTGCGACTGCATCGCCTGCTGTATCGAACTGACGTATCAGCCAACCTTTTATATCCAATTTGGTGCCGTTTAGTGATTTATTTAAACTTTCGGCAATAAAGACTGCAATCCCCATGATGATGTTGGCTAGAGCACCAGTGGCTTGACCTAAAGCAAAAGCTAGCTTCTCTCCAAATCTTGCAGCTGCTTGCAATACAGTTCCATCAGCGAAAATATCTTTTAGAGATTGCCAGATACCTGCTAATGCAGTTCTAAAGCGGTCAAAACTATCAGCTCTGAACGACATGTTAAAACCGTCTTTAAAGAGATTGGATAATTTAGACAAATAATCAAAAAGAGGTTTTAAGACTTTGTCCCACCCATCGAAAATACTTTTGAATTGGGTGTCCATGTCTTCAAGAGTGATTTCTGGCAAGATGTCAGCGGGACCTCCCCCGCCTTTACCGCCTTTTCCACCTTTCCCGCCACCGCCTGAACCCGCTCCACCTGCTCCGTCATCTTTATTTAGATTGAGGGTCGTGATTTCATCAAAACCAGCTAATCCCATCAGCTCTTTTGCTGCCTTCTTAGCCGATTTGGCAGTATCATCTAGATTGCCTGCGGTGCCTCCAGAAGCATCATCGACACCGTCCATGGCATCGCCTAGACCACCTACTGCATCATTTGCATTTTGTGCACCCTGAGCAAGGTTTCCAACTGCGCTATTCTTCACATTGGCTTTTTTGTTAAACATCAAGCCGATAAACTCAGCGAGTTTAGCAGTGACATTTTTCAAGACCATAGCAAACGAATTGAGTACAGGCATCATAGCGTTGATAATCGGCAACATGGCATTACCGATATTTAGAGCTGCATCGCTTAACAGCGACTTGAACATGCTAATACGACCGTTTACAGACTGTTGTAAGGTATTTCCGTACTTGGCTGTTGCTTGCTCCAAAATTGCCATCAAGCGGATTTGTTGCTGGGTGTTGTAGTCTAATTGTTGCCAAGATTGCCCATTCGCAAAACGTTTGAATGCGTTGGTTGATTCAATCATAGCAACATTGACATTTATTCCGAGGTCTTCGATAGCTTCGGTATTCCCCAACAAGCCCGAACGAATACGCTCCATAACATCGGTCATGGTCCGTCCGCTACCTTGCGCAATCACAGCGGATGTCTGTAACATCTTACCTGTATAAGCGCTCAATTTGTTAGAATCCTTGATAAAGTTGGAAAACAGGTTGGAATAGACCGCTCCATACTTAGTAGCTTCACCTACGCTCATGTTCATAGCGTTGGCATTGTTATCAATCCATTTTAAAAATGCTTGGGAACTTTCGCCCATCTGTCGTTTGATTTGATTGACCGAAGCACTGACTTCAAGAGCCATCTGGGTAGAATACATGCCCAACTGAACCATTTTTTGCCCTAGATAAGCCAAAGCAGCAATTTTCCCTAAACCAGCCAATGCCGAAGCGATACCGTTCGCCTGCTTAGTAACGCCTGCTCTCAAGCCTTTTGTACTGTTTTCAATCTTGTTTTGAGTCTGTTTCATTTGAGATTCTAACTGCTTCATCTTCTTCTGAAACGGTGCTGTCTCACCTTCAACAATAACTCTCAACTCTTCTAACGTAACAGCCATCGTTCCCTCCTTCCCTTCTTATTCGGAAGTTGTGAACCTTCCTCTCATTCTTTCTGCGTAAGCCCTCATCTGCTCCTGATGGATTTTCAAATCACGCTCAATACGAGCTTGTTCAATCTGTGCCCTATCCTCTTCGAACAAAGTAGGATAGAATTCCCAAATGTCTGGCGCCTCACCTTTTTCCTGAAACATCAGAGAAACAAAGCGAGCTATCATCTGCGATTGAATAAAGTGATGAGAAGCTATTTCCTTCTGCTTCTGGAATTGTTGCCTGTTGTAACTCTCAACCAACTCTTTCAATTCCAAAAGAGTGTATTCCCAAAAAGAAAACGGGTCTACCCCTGCATCTAATGCTGTTGGATAAAACCCGTTAATCAATTCTGCGACCGAACAAGGGCCAGAACCTACTCGACTGCTGTCAACATCGGTTCTTCCTTCTCCTTGTTCCGAGGAATAAAACCCGATACTTCGAACAATGGTACGATGATGTCAGTCATCAATTCAGTTTGTCCATAACCTTCATCGATGTAATCATCGAACAAGTCATAGACATCATCCAATTTAATACCATGATGGAACTTCTGCAAAGCCCCTTGTACAATTAGCAACATCACTTTGAGAGCAGGTAGGTTAAACTGTTCTCCTGGTTTCGGCATGAAAATTTTGAGCAAGTTAACGCCTAATTTTTCTTCAATATCACACACTTGACGGGTACTGAGGCGTAATTTATAATCTGTACCTTTGACTGTCCAAGTGATGTATGGTTTACGTGTTGACATTTATTCCTCCTTAAAGTACGGTTGGGTCCGTGAATTCCAAATCTGACTGCAGAGCCAATTTCAATGTAAATTCGATAGCAGAGTTGACACCGCCACCGCCTAACTTAACAGCAATCTGAGCTGAGAAGCGAACGGTAGTACCGTCTGGATACTCTTGCTCAAAATAACGTACAGCCTTGGCATCTGCCAGTTTACGCAAAGTGCGATAGCTGGAAGTCGTTTTGGAATTCTCGTACTTGAATTTATATTCCAATTCGCCAGCGTCACCAATACCAAATTCATACTGCTTAATGGTATCCGCAAGGGTCGTGTTTTCTACTTTCTCAGGGTCAATACCAAGTTCTGGAACTTCTTTCAAGCCCTCGATAACTGCATAGCCAGACCCCTTGGTCTCGCTCATTTTCAATTTAATTCCATTCGCTAACATGTTTTATCCTTCCATTCTGTATTGGTAAACGATTCGGGAGTTTAGATCTAAAACCCCTTCAAATCGCATGACTTTGTGTCGTAAGTGCGTCGGGTCGGGTGTATCCACGCTGGATGTACGTTTTAGCCCGAGAGATGCAAAAATCGCATCAATCGCTACTGCTAATTCTGACGTACTATCATTGTGGAAAATATCGACCTTATACCGCAAATAGGACATCTGTTCTGTATCATCTGTAATCTCGTAAGGTTTGTTTTCCTCTTCTAAGTAGATGATAACCGGGAAATTCTCCCAATCTTGCGGATATGTATCTGTCACATTGTCCGCAACCTCTTTCAATTTCTTGTAAATGATGGGCTTAATATTTATCATTTGCTGACCTCTTCAATTAACTTACGTTTGACAAATCTATTGATGTTCTTCGTGACTCGCTCTTCGTTATCCTTAAGGGCTGGATAAAGATAAGGTTGGGCGACTTGACCAAACATCTTGTAAAACTCACCGAGCTTTTGAAACCGATAAGGACCGACATCAATCTGGGACTCATGGACATACCAAGGTGTACTGCGATAAGACACGTTGACATTTGGCGAAATACCTGCGTGGTTTGCATCACCTTTGGGACCTGTACCGAATTCAACAAATCCACCATGGTCTGATGTGCTAACCACTTCAGCTCTCGGATTTCCAGACTTAGACATCCGAACCTTAATACCTATTCGCAAATCACCGTTGTTTGCAGGAGCTCTCAATTTGGCGTCTGCTTGGACAACGTTTTTGGCAGCGTTGTGTACAGCTTTTGCCATGATTTCGGTCTGTTGTTGACTAGACAATCGTTTGAGTTTTGAGATTAACCTGTCAGCACCTATCAATCGCGACATTGTTCCAACTCCAAGACTTGATGATTTGTATATCGCTTAATAGAAATAACTTTATGGGTTGCTTTATCGCTATTGATACAAAAGCCATCACCTTCATCTATAAGAGTCTCACGGTCTACCAAGCAATTCAAAATATATGCCAACCTCTGACCGTATATCTCAGCTTGTAAGCGACCACTAGCAGGCCATATCTCAGCTTGTATCTCAGTAGCAACATCGCTGTAAGTAGCCCTTTTAATACCCTCATCGCTCGTCACGACCACAGCTTTACGGATCAGATACGGCTTCAGTCGATTTCGCTTCAAACGCACGACCTGCCACCCTTGCGAGTCTATGACTTCGGATACCATTCAAAATAGTATCTGATAGCCCATCTTTGTAAGACACAGACACGCCCCCTTCGCTTCGTGATGTTTCGCCTTCGCTACCTTGACGGTTGTACAACTCGAGCGCTACTTCCAATTGCATTCCTTCAAGCGCTGGCGTAAGCTGACTTCGATTCGTCTCAGTCAAAATGATATTTTTAGCCCTCAAAAGCAAAGGTGAGAGGACTTTTGAGTCACTCTCGCCTGTCAAAGTTTTTAATTCTTCTAGCATATCCGCCCCCTATTTCGCAGGAGCTTCTGCTCCTTTGTTCTTGATTTCTTCGATGTATTCAGACAAATTCACATCTTGCAATTTAGCGTTTTTCTTCATCTGCTCATGACGTTCCTTGGTTAGTTCGATGATATCATCAACACGTTGCACAAAACCAAGTTCGTCATCAGTAAACTCTTTTAATACCTTAAAGCGCATTTAGGACCTCCATCAATTCATCTTTGGCCATTGTGGAATAACCTTCAACGTGTTTCTCTTTAGCCAAGGCTTTCAGCTCCTTGGTTGTCAAGTCGGCTAAATTTGTGTTTTGTTTATCCTCCGAATGACGGCGCAATAACATCCCCATTACGAATTCCCTCCGAATTTCACGACTTTAGTGTCGTCGTACAGATAAACACCGTAGTACTCATCTCCTGAATAAACTGTTGTTTTCTTCAAGATGTCACGGTCACTTTCGATTTGCACGTTTCGCTTAAGGTTGATTACAAAAGCTCCATATTTTGCATCATCGTCCATATCCGTTTGGAGCGGAGACACTTTAACAAGGAAACCCTTCCCTTCTTCAACCTTATTAGTGCGAACAATTTGCACGCCTGAAACTTCGCCGAAAGTGCCTGAAACAACGACATCTGCCCCAATGTCAGAACCTTTCAACCAAGTTTTGCCTGCATCTGCACGCAACTTGATTGCATCTTTAGGGTTGACAAGAGCGACATAGCGACAATCCTCCTCATCTGAAAAAATTGTCAATGCTTTATCGATAGCGTCTACTGTTGTAGGAGCTTCTGCAATGTATTGTGTTGCTGTTTTGGCGACTGCAACCAAATCGTTATCTACCTTGTTTGCGATTGCAAGGGCGATTTGGTTTACACCTTCGCTGTACACATCGCCATGACCTACCAAAGCAGCTTTATCGGTAATCTCAATAGCTTTACCAGCTTGTTTGATGGTCATTGTGGTTTTATCCGTTCCAAGTCGGTCGATTGGAATCGCCTGACCCTCTGTGATTTCGGTAGCATCGCCAGAATACGTCCATTTAGGTACTGTCAAAGTATCCCCTGGAACACCCACCAATGCTGTTTCTACAAATGCAAGCGGTGTAAATTTAATAAGTTTAGGCAGCTTGTAAGATACCATATCTGCCATAACTTCGGGGTTAATCATCTGTGTGGTTGTTGTCATTCCTGTTGCCATATTTTATTATCCTCGTAACTTTCTATATAGTTCTGGGTCACGTTCAAAAAGTTCATTTCGACTCCGTACTCCCATGCGATTGAATTGTTCTTTGGTGATTTCGCCAGATTCCACTGGCGCTTTCGTCATCGGCGCGATTCCTTTTGTCTTGTCAGCAACGCCTTTCAAGACTGCTGCTTCCCAAGTCTTTTGAATAGCATCGATGGAATCGCGTACACTGTCAGCATCAGTAAGATTAACCACGTCTACTAACTCGATTGGTAAGCCACGTTCGCTTAAAATCGTCTTAGCTTCAGCGGTTAGCTCTCGGCGTGTGATTTCCGCTTCACGGTCAGCCAGGTCCTGTTCACGCTTATCAAGCTGGTACTTCTGCTTGTCTTCGGCGTTCATTTTGGCTAATTTCTTAGCTTCATCTTGTTTGTTTTGAAACTGTTCCTCAGCGTCTTTGTGAGCCTTAGCAACTGCACGATTCACATTTTGTTGAATCATCTCAGTGACTTCCGCTTGGGTGTACGTCTTTTCTGCTGTAGCCTCTGTTTTTGCCTTCTCCTGAGTGTCGACTTCCTCTTGAGAAACTTCATCAACTACACCGTTTTCAACTAAATCTGCCATAAAGGCCCTCCTTGTTTTAAGTCCTGTCGGACTGTAATATCTTGCACAGTTTAGCGCCATAAGCATGTTTTGGGCAAAAAGAAAACCGCCTCGAATTCGACATGGTTTACGGTAATTTACAGTTGTTTATAGCAGTCTTTCCTGCTGTCAAGATGTGGGATTACCTCCTAATCTTTGATTGCTCGGTTTGATACCTTGGCATAGACATCCACATAAGTTTCTGCTTTATCGCCATTATGAGTTACTTCCGCATAGTCGCCACACTTTTCATCAGACTTGATTTGACTAGTGCTGACTAATGCTTTCCAGTTTTGCAACGTCTTACTAAACCAGACTACAAAACAGTCTTCTGCTTTAATTTCACGACCAGAGAGACGTGAAAACTCTTGCGACGCTAATTCTTTTGCTTTTTCTAACATACTTTTCTCCTTTATTTACGACTGAACCAAGACTTCTTGGACAACTTGTCAGCTACTTTCTTCTCAAGATAATCAAACCTTGAATTCGTAGCCTGTGCATTGCGTTCGATAATGGAACGTAGTTCAGTGATTTCTTTTGTCTGCTCAACAATCTTGTCATTCTGCTCAGTCACAGCTGACATAAGCAAATGTTCACGAGCTAAACACTCAGCTAACTTAATTTCAAGCCAGCGTTTCTTCTTAATACGCTTACTCATAGCAACCTCCTTTCTGTTTTTCTGCAACAAAAAAAGCACTTAGATTTCTCTAGGCGCTTGATTGTTTAGTAAGCAAAGTTTAGTTTTGATTTTATATCTTGGTAAAGTTTTAAGATTTCAGGAGGAGTATCTTCACGGAAGATAAACTGCTTCTTTCCTGAAATAGTTTTATCGCCAACGATCCAGTGACGGATTTGTTTTGTAAAAATCAAAACTTCTTTGCTAGGCATAGCCATTACTTCCATGATAGTACCTCCTTAACTTTATTTAACAGATTTGGGTCTGTAACTTTATCCCCCAATACCCCAACTTCAGCAACCAACTCATTGATGTTATCGTTGTAAAATGCAATAGCTGCATTATCGCTGATGTTATAAAGATAATTGTAGTCATGCTTCAATTGTTCTTTGACATACGACACCAAAGGGGAATTTAATTCAGACATTGCTTGTTCAACACTATTATAACGCTTTTTGTGCGCTTTGTAAAATGCTTTAGCAGAGTCCCAGTGCTTTTTGTGTGTCAACTCATGAATCATCGTGTCTTTAATGTTTTGAGCGGCAAAATAATTATCAGATAAGACTTTAGCAAATTCCTTTTCCGAATGAAGTGTATCGCTCACAAATAAAATATCTTGCTTGTAATCATAGCCTGCAAAACCGGGTAACCTTGACTTTTTAAGAAAAACAACGGTTGGTATCGTATAATCCTTTAACTCCTGAAGATTGGACTGAACATTGAAAACAGTATCCCTGATTTTCTTTGTGTTGTCTTGTGCCCAGAAATCAAAATCAGTACCATTCAATTTCTTTGTTTTTACTCTAATGTCGTCCCCTATCGTGAAAGAACGTTGCTTAGCCATCAAGTCCAATGTAAACATATCCTGATTATACAACTTTTGCGAACCGTCTTCAACCAAATCGGTAGTTTTATCCACATACTTCTCATACCAGTCTTTATACGTCATATTGGCAGGGACTTGAATAGTTTTGCCTGTCTCTGGGTCTCTGGCGCTTCTGGTCGCTTTAGCTAACCATTCATCATCATCTAGCGCTATAGTGACCGTCCTACACCACGGATGTAAAGGCGGGTAGTTCTTCCCTTTCACTCTTTCGCTGACCAAGTAGACTTCTCCATCATGCTCCCTGCAGACGCTAGATGTCCTCAAGTCCAATACAGCCACAAGTCTATAACGCTCAACTTCCGCTTCTTCATACGCCAGAGCTTCCATCTCAGCATGGAAATGACTAGCCTCTGTCCGCACCAGCCTGCGTGAGTTGTAACTACCTTTGCCGAATTGGGCATTTATTACTTCTGCGGTCTCGTGCGCTGATCGACCTGTTAACAGACTGACTGCCAATTGCTTTTGCAATTCATTTGCTAAGGTTTGAGTATTACCCCAAATCCTCTCTGAATAATTCGCTCCCAACCAAGGTTGGTTCTGAATAGCTCTGATTTCCTCTGGGTCAATTCTGTTAAAATCAAATGCCACACCAGACTGCTGTTGCAAATCAAAAATCGAATGGTAGTAAGCATCTGGAATGAATCCATCATAGAAGGTTCTAGAAGCCTCATTTTCGGCTTTATACAGTCGGGTGGGTAAATTATCCACCTCCCTCTGTAAAGCCTCGTATCGCTCAATTCTGGAAGCGTATGGAGCCGAATTGAGTAAGATAAGCAACTGGCGAATCTCTTCGCTATCGGTTGTATTCTGTAAAGCTAATTTTAACTCCCGAATATCAGATAAATTCTTGACATTAGCCAGTAACCTAGCGGCTTCTTCTTCCGTCAGTCCGTGGTCTCTGCGGTAACTTTCAAAGATTTGGTCGATTTTGGATGCGATATGCCTACTTGCTAGCTTGTGGATTTCGTCGAGTTGTTTTGCGGTTTGCTCCGCCTGGTCCATCGCCTGAACCATTCGCTGGGCTTTCCGCTTCTCCCAATACTTCTGATTGTTCATCTGTCACACTCTCTTCATAAGGCAAATTCTGGCTAAATGCAGGTTCTTCTTGCGCAGCCTCTTTTTCTTTTTCAAGTGCCTTAATCTCTGCATCTGGGTCTTCCACAAACGGCAAGAGCGCAATAAGCTGACGCAGACTGACCTTGTCCTTAAGGTTGCTGATGATTTGGGAAAGTTCCAACAAATTCTTTGGCAAACCACGGCTAAACTGCGGAATAATCGCCTTAGCATTTTCGTAAATCTGAGACCAGTTGTAATAATTCGCAAAAATCTGTATGCGTTTGTGTAAAGATTTGATATAGTATCGCTCTTTGGTCTTGGTAATCATTTCAAGACCCAAAAGCTTAAATTCCATAGCTACCCCTGATGTATTCCCTGCGAAATTCTCATCTGAGAGATTGGGGACGTGACTAAAAGTGTAAATATCCTCTTTCAGCGCCTTACGAAGCACTTCGACCGTAGCCTCATCCAAGACATTCTTCAAGAACTCAGCACTTGCGTCTTTTGGCAACTCCAACAAGCCTTCTTCACGCAATATCTCCATGGCCTCTTTCGCTTCTTCCGGTGTATCCGCCAGCGCTGCGCCATATAATACCAAAATAGACTCAATAGCTTGTTCCTTGTCGTTCACACGGTTGCCCATCAGTGAGTTATACGCATCTATCAAGCTAATCTGTTGCTCATAATCCCCGACCATATAGCGATTGTTTCGGTATTCAATAATAGGCAGGGCTCCAAGATTATGCGGAACACCCTCTTCTGACTCTTTCTTCTGCTCACGTAAAGACATGCTATATTGCAGGTTCTCTGTCAATACCTGAGCTCGATAATACGTCTCTTCCGTCACATCGTCCTTTGTTTGATAATAATAGACCGCAAACAAAGGTTTCTGTTCAATCGAATCATCATAAACGATAAAAGTGTTCTCTGGTTCTAGACTGCGAGTTACCAGCTCATTTTCATCCTCTTTGACATAGATGTACTCATAAGCCCTGCCATAGATTGCCATGTTCAAAGCGTTGTCTGAGTCTGTCGAATCAACATCTGCATTATCAAATGCTTTTAGCAATTCCTCGATGTCTATATCATCCGTCTTGGGATAGCGTATAGCATTGCCCATAAAGTAACCTGTGGCGGTATCCGCAATATCCTTAGCATGATTGGCAACCGTCTTAAAATTTGGCAGGTTGCTTCTGCGTGTGTGTTTTTCGATTGCGTGCTTACCAAAGTAGTAATCTTTTAACTTTTTGAGCCTATTACTGGTCTGGTCATGCTTCAGAATCAATTTGTAAATGATATCTTTATCCAAATTCTGCTCATTGTACAATGAGCGGCTATAGACTAATATTTCTTCCATTTTGCTCCTTTCTACAAGCCGTAAAGCGATTTGCGTTTGACTTTGGCTTTAGTTCTAATTTTGTCATTAATTGCTTCGACTACGCCTGTCAGTGCATCTGCAGCATCATCATGAGCGTTCTTACCTTCTCTTTGATAGCTCATAAGATTTTGATATAATTCTGACCAACGATGTCTCCAGTTTTCAGGGAAATAGATATGCTCTATTGCCCAGGTCGTATTTGTCAAAATTCTTGCTTGTTTATTTTGAGACTGATGAAACCAATTAAAAACTGTATATCGGTTTTGGTAGCTATCTTGCGTCAAACGTTCAACGTTTCTGGCAAATCCGCGACCGCCGTTATTACTTTCGATGTCACATGTATTGACTTGCCACTCTGCTAGTTTTCGAGCTAGCAAAGGCTCTGTTACTTCCATCGGTTCCTTTGTGAAAACAACGTCCAAGATATACGCTTCATTGTCCATAGTGACGCCGTAGATATAACTAGCTAGATAGTCCTTGCCTGTATCTGCCGTATCAGTGTAAGCACTAATACGCTTAAATGTCGGCTTGTCAACATAGGTTTTAAATCCACTGTACAACCTTCCCCTGATGTCAATAGGTTCTTGCTGGTAGTTTGCGGATGCAATATCAGCTCCCATAGTCTTAGTCTTTTGAAGATAAGCTTGTTTACTCAATACTTCGTCACAAAGCATCGTATCCGTCGCTTCGTCGTAAGCTTTCATGCTAATGTGCTTGACTTTGTAATCAGACTTAGGAAGTTCAATCAGCGCCTTACCTGCCAAATCTTGCGAATGCCAACGTGTCATGATAATAATGATTTTTCCGCCCTCTTCAAGACGTGAAAGCATCGTGTTCGTGAACCACTCCCAATGTTTTTCTAAAACGGTTGCGTTGTTAGCTTCTTCTGCATTCTTGATAAGATCGTCAACGATAATAATGTCAGCACCGAAACCAGTCGCTGTACCTGTTGGACTTGTAGCCAAGTAGTTATTATGGCCGCCTTCCAAACTCCACAAATTCATAGCTGCATCACCATATTTTATATGTGTGTTTGAAAAAATGTCATTAAACACAACAACGTCTTTATCTGCCTTCGTTTCCTGAATAGCATTTCTGACATTTTTCGAAAATACAGTTGATAACGTTTCGTTGTACGAACCAGTCATTATCTTTTTATCGTTGTCATTTCCAAGCAACCACTGAACGAACATGCCTGCCGTCCTTGATTTTCCGTGTCTGGGTGGTTCATTAATAACTAAAACATTATGCTCATCATCACTTAAAAAGTTTTGCAAGTCATTGCAAAGCTCAACCAAGTATTTACGAGATGATTTGTAGAAGTCGCTTGCCATCAGATGACAATAATAAAAGAAATCACGTCGAGCTAACTCAAAACGTGCTTGTTGCCTGATTGCCGCTCTATCCATCATCAATCAACTTCCTTAACTCATCCGTTGTCAAGTCGGCAAATGGGTTGGTTTGGTTGATATTGACTTCACCATCGTGTGTCACTGCTTGCTTTGTTTTAAAATCGTTGTCACGACGTTCTAAGTACCATTTTGACAAGTCTATATCCCCATCTTCAATCGCTTTCGATATATTAAGTTTTGCCCGTGTTTTCACACGTTGCTTAAGCAACTCTTTTCGCTCCGAAAATTCAGGATTTTCCTTACAGTAATCATAAAGAGTTGTGGTTCCTATATCAGCTAGAAGACAAGCTTCTTCATCGCTCAATCCTCTCACAAACAACTCTTCTAATTTCCGTAGTGTTCCTTGCGTCATCTTGGTTGGTCTACCACGCTTTGTTTTCGCCAATATCATCGCCTCCAATCAAAAATTAAAAAGCCACACGATTGTGTGACTAATGCATATTAGGTCTTGGTCCGATATGCGATTGACCAGACCTCCGAGTCAAGGCCCCCACAGGATGCACTTACTCTTAAACGGGAACAGCCGGAATCGAACCTGCACATAGCGTTACGCCGTGGACGTCACACGGACTTGCTCAGGGAGCTACCCTTGCCAATTTCCAATCTTGGCTCATGTTCCCGGAAGGAGAGTGTGGGATTCGAACCCACGGACCGCACGTAGGCGACCACCCGTCTAGCAAACGGGCGCATTCAACCAACTCTGCCAACTCTCCATGTCAGGGAAGGCTTACTACCTTACCCTTATTTCTTGATACTACCATTCTAGCAGATTAAAACTGCCATGCACTGACAATCACTGCCAAAAACTGCCATTTACTGCCAAACTTGCTCCAATTCCTTTCTTGCAATCCTTAGCAATCTGTAATAAGTCCTGTCACTAATTCTCATTTCGTCCATCACATCATACATAGACATCTTGTCAATGTAAACCAGGCTTAGAATTGTTTTGCTGGTGTCATCATTTAAATTGTCTATTATATTTTGTAGTTCACGTTGTTTCTTAATGGCTTCAGCAGTTTTCTTTTCTATATCATCAGCGGTTGCCATCAATTCAACATAGACATCATCCTGCTTCTTTTTCGCTCCGCCCGAAACTTTATCCGCTGTCCACTTTGGACTAGATAGTAAGGAGGCTTCGATTTTTTCACGACGTCTAATCAAGCTAGCGATGTACAAATCTAAATTTCTCAAATCCTTTAATATAGCCTTAGCCTTGTTCACTCTCTGTCTCCTTTTTGTGGTATAATGTATGTGAGTTATTTACCACAGTCAGGGCAGAGAGTGCCTTGGCTTTTTTTAGTACTGATTAAGGATCTTTACAACTTTAATTAGCGGTAACGGCACTCTGATTTGTTTTTCTTCGTATGAGAAGAACTTAGGAATTTTGAAAGTAATCAGAGTTTCACTCATTCCGGTTTGAACCATTGTGTCAATATGATCAACCAACCTGCTATCAAAAGCTGTATAACTCAGCATAATAAACCTTGGCATTTCTTTTCTGACAATCTTAGTCTTTCCTGAATACGGATATTTTCTAGGTTTCATTCCAAGTCCTCCACCAATTCCGGATTTTGATGCGCATTTCCGATGATTTCGAGCTCGTCCCATGTGCAGGTTGATATAAAACAAAAATCATGGTTTTCTTTATCATAAAACATCCACCCAAGATGATCTTGTGAGTAAACTACCTCGTAAACACCTGGCCCAAATTCGATAAGTTCGTCACGGACGAATACCACATCCCCCTCGAAAATCTCCTTGCCGTTGACATCAAGCAACCCTGTGGATTGCATGAGAACACAATCTTCAAAATCAATTCTATGGTTGATTAATTCATACTCTCGTTTACCTTTTGGATCAGGCACTAATTCATAGCATTCAAGAAATGTGTTTTCCCAAAATAAGTTACAAATGTCATTAACCACTAACATTTTTTTGTTTTCTTTATCCCACACTCTAAACTTCGGTATCATTTTCTGCCTCCTCGCTTAAATATTGGATTCTTCTTTTCAAGCTCTTTCTGCTTATGATAGTCATTTTCTTTCCACATAACTCCGTCAGGTCTATCCTTGAGGTAAGGGATATAGATAACTTTTTCCATCACTCCACCTCCACGACCTTCACACCGTCGCAATCAAACACCCAACCAAAGCCAGCGTATTCTATCGATTCTTTGGTAAATTTTCCGGGAAAGTGTTTGTTACTATCTACTAATTTTATTGCATGATGGATGCTTGCCAATACCAATGTTCCGCCATTGTTCGGTATCTCCACCGTATACAACTTCTCCTGCTCGACCTCGTAACCGTCGTACCAAGCAACGACAAAGTCGCGTTGGTTATCTAAAATCCAATCATTGACAGCAGATGTGATTATTCGCTCATCTTCTGCAGCGTTCAAAACTTTTAACAACGTATTAGCGTATCGATATTCTTTCAACCACTCCGCCACAAACTTCGGCACCACAACCTTCTGTGGTTCGTCGATTTGGGAGACGAGGTCTAATACCTGATTTTTAATAACCATGTCAACTTGTTGACCTGCTATCGCATCGTTAATATTTAACGTATCTATATTTTTGATTTTCTCAATCGCTTCTTGTTTATTCATTGTTTCCGTCCTTTCAAATAATCAGGGATTGGGTCACCAACCTTAATAGCCTCGTACTGTTCTTTGGTAACTAAGAACTTACCGTAGGCATGAACTGTGACTGTGTAGCGCCCCTCTATGATTTCCTTGTCAGTGATCTCCCCGAACATCTCAACTCCAGCGCTATCAACTTGATAGACAATCACTGGTTGCTGTTCGTTTTTAGCGGCTTGATACCCTACTTGATAAATCATGTAGATAAATCCTAAAGCAGCAAACAGCACTATAATCATACTTGCTGTGAATTTTACCGTTTCTTTCATCCAACTTCCTCCATCCTAACGCTATACAACCGCTGACCTCGATACCTAGCTTCTAGGCCTGCTTTACATTTCAAGGCATCAGCTTCATTTTCGAAGTAATGCGTTTCATCTTCTAACATGTGATCAAATAATACTGTTACTGTATATGCCATTTTATCCTCCAATCTGGGCCTTTACCGCTTCTATTAAAGCATTTTGTTTTTTCTCTTTACCCTGCAAAATTCGTAGTACCTTCTCATCAACCGTACCTTCCGCTACAAGATGATGGATGATAACGGGTTCTGTCTGCCCCTGTCTATCGAGCCTTGCGTTTGCTTGTTGATAATATTCCAAAGACCAAGTCAATCCAAACCACACAATGATGTGCCCACCTTTCTGTAAATTCAAACCGTGCCCAGCTGACTGTGGGTGGCAAAGTAAAATCGGGACTTTCCCTTCATTCCACCTATCAACTGACGACAATTCTTCAGCCTGCGGAAAGCGTTTTTTAATTCTTTCTAGATCATGCTGGTATTGATAGAACACCAGAATCGGCTGTCCTTGGCTGTCCTCCACGATGCTTTCTAGTGCGTCCAGCTTATCGTCATGAATGGAAACTACGGCTTTTTCATCGTCGTAGATAGCCCCGTTAGCCATTTGTAGTAGCTTGTTGGCCAGTACCGCCGAATTTGCTGCAGTAATCTCCTTATCTTTGAACTCCAGAACCAAATCAGCTTCCAGCTGTTTGTAGACTTTCATATTGGACAGCTTGACAGGAACGATATTGTCTGTCCTGGGCGGAAGTTTCAAGTGGTCTTTGGCTTTCATACTGACGCAGATATCCCCTATCTTCTGATAGATGGTTTCTTCTGCGCCAGGACGAATGGCCCAACTGTATACAATCGGCCCGTTGTATTTGTCGGGAACGAAATATTTCTCTTTGTATCTTGTTTGGCTGACCTCTAGCCGTTCGCCTCTATCCATCAGATAAATTTGTGGCCACAAGTCCACAAGACTATTTGGTGCAGGAGTTCCAGTCAGTCCCACAAAACGCTCCATTTTCGGACGGACCTTTCGTAGAGCCCTAAATCGTTTCGACTTACTAGACTTAAAGCTGGAAAGCTCATCCACCACCACAAAAGTAAAGGGCCAGTTTGTCTTGTAGTAGTCCACAAGCCAAACAACATTTTCGCGGTTAATCAGGTAGATATCCGCTTCTACCCCCAAAGCCCTGATGCGCTGCTTGGTGGTTCCTAAAACTTTTGAATAGGTCAACTCAAAACCCCATTTTTCGATTTCCGTCGACCAAGTTTCTTCGGCAACCTTTTTAGGTGCAATAATCAAGATTTTATGATTCTCTCCAAACACATTTTTCAACTCATCAATCGCCGATAAGGTTGTTAAAGTTTTTCCAAGCCCCATGTCAAGCAGCAGTCCGCACGAAGGGTGTTCTAATATCCAGTCCCGTGCATACTCCTGATACTCATGTAACTTCATGCATTTCCTCCAATGCCCTATCCACAGACTCGTATGAATCCACAACCCAGACCCTATGCCCCAGCCTTTCCAATTTTCTAAACATTGACATTTGGCTCGGTCTTGGTTTCTTCCCGGGGGCTTTGACTTCTACGAAAAATACCCCATCGGGCAACACTACAATCCTGTCAGGCACTCCTATCGTTCCTGGGCTAGTGAATTTCAAACACAGGCCTGTGCATTTCTTTTTCAAATAATTTTCAATATCTTTTTCAGTTTTCAATTTTACCTCAAAATAATATCACTAACTAGGGTAACAAAAATTTTCAACTTATTTTTTCTTTTTATATATACGTGTTTCTTATATACGTCTTTTATATATATTATTTATTTTATTTATATTTAAGTTAATAGAAAAAAGTTGTTACTTTGTTACCAGCAACCCCTAAACCCTTGGTGTTACTGGGACGAGATAGGTAACAAAAAAGTAACAAAGTAACAAAAGATAAGCTAAAACTCCTAAAATATCGCTAGAATGGTAACAAAGTAACAGAAATTTTGAACTCAGAAAAATTTTGTCAGTTGAAAAAAGTTGTTACTTTGTTACCCTTTTCTGTATGTAGCCCATTTTTGTTACCGTTTTGTTACCTCTAAAAACCGTCATTTAGACAAAATCCGACCCAAGATCGAACAGGTTTTTTGCCAATTTTTATCAGTTTGTTTTCATAACCCAGCTCCACCAATCTCTGGTTAAAGGAGTTCTTAGCTAGCGGTTTGTATCCCGAATCTATGCAGTACTGCTTGTAGGTCGGATAGACTTCTGAGACAGCCGATTTCTTATCAGAACCAATCTCGCATTCATCTTCAAGGAACATAGCAACAACATCGTTGCCTTTTTCCCACCTCTCGACACTTTCTCGCATAGTTGCACTGATGCTAAAATCTCGTCTACTTAGTGCCTGCCTAAGCCCTTCCATCGCCCTGTTGAAGATACCAGGTATCTCAGCCATAATCTGATCCAGTGGATACTTGTCCTTGACTTCCTCAGTTAAAACCTTGTTCATCTCAAGAATCATCATCCGCCGTTTCAGTCCGCCGCTGAAATCTCGCATTGGCGGAAGCTCGTTCATGGCAAACGAAAGCTTGGCATAGTTGTAGAACGTAATCGGCTCTTTGTTCTTCCTGTCTGCGTGGATGCTATCTTCACCAGTCAGCATCTTCAAAGTAGCCCCATCTGCTAGATACTGAGGTTTTGCGTCAGTATCAAAGTTAGCCGTTTTCCGATAGAGTCCTATTTTCGCAAATCTCTCCTGCATGAGATACTGAAGAGTGACCGCTGAATAGTTATCCGCCCCAATCATAGCCCGAAGAATATTGATAATCGTTGACTTACCGGTCCCTCCAACACCCTGAACGAATAGCATCTTCTGAATTGTGTACTCGCGATAGAAATTGTAGCCGAACCACTCGAAGATAAAATCAACATTTTCAGCGCCAACTACTTCTTCGATAAAGCCGATAAAGGTCGGACAATCTGCCTCGTGGTTATACTCGACAGGATGGCTGGACCTAGCATGTAAGTTCGGGTCGAACTGACCGACAAAGCTGTCGGTCTGTAAATCGTACACACCATTTGCTAAGACAATCTTATTGACATCGCTTTCCTCAAACGCTTCTTTTGAAAAGGCAAGGGCCTTAATAGCCGCCATCGTCTCATTAATGTGTCTGATTTTCGTGATTTTGACCAGTTTCTTAGTTGCTATATAACTTCTGAGGTAGTCCTCGGCGTTTGCTATCCAGATACCTTTCTCAGCCTCGTAGCGTAGAAACTCCAGCCCATCATACCAAACAGGCACCTCTCTTAAAATCTGCTGAGCCAAAAGGTAACTGTTAACTTCTGCCTCTCCACGACCATCAATTTCTAACCAACTTCGGTCATCCTCGACAGGTATTTCCTCGTCAAAGTCCCCGATAGCCTCCGCCATCAAATCAGCTTTGATGTTTGGCAAGTCTGCCACCCACTCATTCATGGCTCTGCTGGAAGGCAGTTTGTTGGTCGGAGTACCATCTTTAACATCTCCGTCCAAGTCTCCAAACTTATGAATCCGTACCAAGTCGTAGCTGTTTACCAAGGTATCTCCCACAGGGTCAGTCCCATGGTGGCTATAGGCAAAGGCATCATCATAGAGTACCAGGCCATTTGCGGTCGAGCCTTCTATGTAGGTATAGCGGTCAGGAGTTGACCCTTCTGCATAAACCTCTGACAAGAACTCAGCAATAGCCTGCTTGATATCATAGGTCCTACAGAATGCCCCAACAAGACCTTTCTTGGACAGTGGGTCACCTTGTTTCTTAGCCTCTCTACTTCTTCGGACTGCGTGAGTCGGACTTTCTGGCCAAAAGCTTGAATCCTTCCAGTCTGGAAAAGTAGCTAGAATGTCATCAACGCTAACAAATTTTTCATCATTGACCTTAAAGACAAAGTCCGCATCTCTAGCATGACTAGACCAGTACATGAGTCGCACGCCCTGATAAGTTGTATCATCAAAGTTCTTCATGCCCAGCTGATTGGCCAAATAGCGAGCGACTGGCTCATATTCGTCTGGTAGCATCAATCTATCTGTCGGAATGATAATACGGTACTTTGGAGCTTTTGGGCTATGGCTATGCGTACTGTATAGTACATAACCATAGTCAGCCAGCAAGTCCAATCTATCTAGAAAATCCTCACTGGGACTATCTGCATCAAGGGCAACTAGTGAACGACTTTGAACATTCTCGTTCTTACGTCTTCCCTGTTTGAGCCAACCGCCAACAAAACCGCCGACATCTTTCACACGCCCTTTCTCTGTACGGGACATCTTCTGGTAGTCCGAAAAAGTTTCCTGTGTCACAGTCGGATTGCCTAATCTTTCAATTAGCTCTTCCCATGTCAGAGTGATATTTTTCCACGATTTAGCTGTTCGTGATGCCCCCACAGACAAATGGAGTTCTTTACGTGGGGCATGTCTAATTTTTGGTGGTTCCATTCATCAATCCTTCTTGTAGTATTTGGTCACGTACCCCTCACTGTTCAGCGGTAATCCGTCTGCCCAGTCAGGAGCTTGTGCCATTAGTTCATTTATAGTTTCAATCGTTGTATCTCTCGCCTCCACAATACACTCATCGTGTACGTGAAAGACAACTGGATACCCGTTCTTCTCTAATCGTAAGATAGCCTCAGCTAGAATATCCCTTGCTGTCGCTTGTACAATGTTTTCGACTAGCTTTCCGCCGTAGGTTTCCTGTTTTGTGAAGTAGGCCTTATCTCCCTGACCCTCATAGGTCAACTTAGGTCCATAGTCCCCATCTTCCAACTTCGCCCTAGCGTAAGCTAACTGCCTGCCGCTCGGGAGCTGGATCAGCAGAAAGCCTTTCGAATACTTGAATCGTAATCTACCAAGCTTTATAACTGCTCTTGTACGAAGGGCTTTTACGGCAGCCGTTTGAGCATCCTTCCAAAATTGAACGATACCAGGGTTAGCTCTTCGCCAATCGTCCACCAAGCTTTGAAGTTCATCCTCAGCAACTCCCATCTCAAGAGCTCCCATCTGTTTAAGGGCCCCAGGACCACCTTGATAACCCAAAGCAAGTTCAGCGATTTTTCCTTTTTGCCTCAGCTCCTTATCCACATCTTCTATCGGGATATGAAACATCTGACTTGCCGAGGCTTCGTAGATTTTACCGTGGGTGGAGAATACTTCCAAGCGCCACTGTTCCTTCGCATACCAAGCAATGACACGAGCTTCAATAGCAGAGAAATCAGAAACATAAAATTCTTTATCTCCTTCTGCCACAAAAGCCGTACGGACAAGCTGTTTCAAAGTATCATTCAGACTGTCGTATAGAATTTCAACAGCATCAATATCTCTAGCCTTGACATAGTTCCTAGCGTCGTCTAAATCTTTGAGGTAGTTTCTAGCGAGGTTTTGGACCTGCACCACTCGACCAGCCCAGCGACCTGTTCGACTTGCGCCATAGAACTGCAGGAGCCCATGAACTCGGCCGTCTGAACACATAGCACGTTCCATGGCTTCGTATTTCTTGAGGCTAGACATAGCTGTTTGTAGCTTCAGTTCTAAGACCCGTTTCAGCTCTCCGCTTGCTGTTTTAAGCTCCTTCTGTACATCCGCTTTGGTTAGACTGCTGGCAGAGTACCCATGAGTTTTCAACCATGGTAGAAGCTGGGCTCTACTGTTTGGATTGTCAAGACCTGTTGTGGATTTTAGCTCATCAAAGAGCATGTCCATCTTGACATCCTTACAGTAAAGAGCCGACTCTACCAATTCCGCATCAAGTGCCACACCTCTGTCGTTAATTCTTTGGTCAGCTGTGTAGAAATCCCACTCTCTGTCTGCGACAGGTAAGACTGACAACCGTTCTGCAATCGCCATCTCGACAACAACGTCCTGCTTACAGTAGTCAATAAACATCTGCCATTTTTCAGGATCATGTTCAGGTAGGTTTCTAGTTCTTCCTCCGTTCGCCTTAGTAGGTTTATGGGGTACCGAGAAATACTTAATCAAATTCTTACCTGCCGTGTCTTTTTCCTGAGCTAAATTGAGATAGCTAGCACATCTCTCCAGACTTGAGGGCAATCCTAACTCTTGGGCGTGTACCATCGTACACCTCCATTGACTAGGATCTAGGTAGTAGGGTGCGTCAAAGTGTTTACTAAGACAAACCCGTTCGAATTGGGCGTTAAAAGCAGATTTGCGCACCTCGTCAGAGAAGATAGCTTTTTGGATTTCAAACGGCAGATTTTGTTTTGTCAAATCAATGCACTCAACAGGACCACCGTCCAGCGAATAAGCAAAGAGCAAAACCTCAAAATCGGGGGCATCTACGTATTTGTAGACACCGTCCTTAATATCATTCGAGGAATAGGTTTCAATATCTATGTTGAGATGGCGCATAAGCTCCACCTCTTACAAGATATCGTCGTCTTCGTCATCTTCCCACTCGTCAAAGTCAGCATCCGCAGACGAACGACCTCCGAGATAATCGCCTTTTGCCAGGATTTGAACGTTGTTCAGACCACAAGAGATACCCTTGTTTCCTGCTGTATTGTAAGCATAAGCGTTCAAAGATACACGAGCGTACACCCCTGAATAGACTTCATCGGCAGAGTCAACAGGGTTCTTGTACCTATCAATGATCTGTGGTTTCGTACGGCTAGATACAGACATGAACATATGCCCTGCATACTCTGGGTGTTCGTCCGTGTCCATCTCTTCATCACCGTCACGAAGAGTAGTTTTCACTTTCTCCCACTTGATGCCCTTGAGCTTGTCATTTTTAGCCGCTTCATAGGCTGCCTTTTGGGCTTTCTTAATACGATTGATTGTTTCTGTATCTTCTTTCGGGATAAGGATTACCGTTGAATATTTCGCTTCTTGTCCTTCAAAGGCTTTAGCTTCCAAAAGAGCTACATAGCTAAGGCGAACTTTACCTGTGATAATTTTTGTAGTTGCTGGTGTTACTGTCATAATTGTTTCTCCTATTCAAAATCTTTAATTGCTTGTTCTAAACTGTTGAGTGCAGGTCGCTTGTCGCTAGCAGGGACAAGGACAGGTTTGCCTTGAGGTTTATCAATCACCTCAGCTAAAAGCTCCGTGAAGAGCGATTTGCCAACGAGCTTCTCAAGAGCTCCCATGGCAAGCAGTTCTTTTGGTTTATAAATTTCATCGTCAAATCCGTTGTCACGTAGGATGTCTGCAGCTTTATCTTTATCCGTGATAATGCGATTGCTACGACCTTCTACAAGCTTGTAGCCCAATACCTCTTTGCCATCTAGGGCTTGCTTGAGGGCGTAAGCTTCTACTGATTCAATCCACTTCTTGATATCACTAGCCTTATCTAGAATTTCTTTTAAGGCTTCATCAGACAGATAGACGGGTTCTTGGAAATCATGTTTATCAATAATCTCCCAATTCTGCTGTGCCCAAGGGACAAGTTTGGCGGCTACAGGCGACCACTTAATGATTTCAGCGTTCAAGTCCCAGTCGCCAATCCCGATCTCAGCCTGCGAGGCTCTTGGAAGTACATAGTTGTCTGCCCAATAGAGCAGTTCTTCGACAAAGATTTCTGTTGTGCTAACAGAATCTAATCGGGGCTGAACAATGGTCATGACAATCTTGTCAAAATCATATACCATGTCGTAAGTCGCATAAGCACCCAAGGCATACAGGCTCATCTGCGGATTGAGCTTGGCAGAAACAGGAACGCCCTTGCCATACTTCAAATCAATGATCTCAATCACACCGTCCGCCAAAATAACGACGTCTGATGTACCAAATCCGTTCGGCACCCAGTCTGAGAAGTCAACTCGCTTCTCAAGTTCCATATCAACGTTCGGATAAGCATTGAACCGCTCCATAACAAGATCTGTGTAATACTCTGTCATCTCCTCCATCTCTTCGTCGTAGAAGCTGGCAGTTTCCTTAAACTCTTTGACGAGCTTGTTATACTCGCGTTTCTTGATTTTTCCAGATTTGTACTTAAGCTTAATTTCTGAAAGCTCGTGAGCACATGTTCCCTCTTGCGTGTAAACAGTGTCCCTACTAGGCTCATCTGCTTCTAATCGTGGCAACATAGGACAATGGAGCCATCTATGTGCACTTGATGCAGAAAGTAGTGCGTGATTTTCTACCGGCATCACAGTTCCCCCAATCGTTCGTAGAAGCTAGCGTAATCTTCTTCTGCCACTTGTCCGACCTTAGAAACGCCAAACTCACCCAAAAGCTTTTTGATGGCGCCAGATTTCTTTTCTTCCAACTTAGCCTTGGTCAGAGACTGGATTTCAGCAAGAGTAACTGCGGGCTTAGATTCAACCACTTTCTGCTGGACGCTCTCAGACACAGCTTTTTCGACTTCAGCGACACGTTCTCCAGCAAGTGCAGCCTTCATACTTTCAAATACTTCTGCTAGGGAATTTCCCTTAAATGTTAATTCAATCATTCTTTTACTCCAATCTGTGTTATAATTTGTTTGTAAGTGTGTGACGGTCTACCTCAGACCGTCTTTTTTAATGCCTGCAATGTCATCACCTCCCCAACAGTTTTCGTACATAATCTAAATCATTGGCAATCTCTGCCCGATAGTATGGGTTATCATGAACCCCTTTTACATATCGAGGATTATCAACAATCACCCAATCTCTAAGATTTTCCCAATCCGGATGCTCAATTAAATCAAGATCATAATTAAGATATTCATTATCAATAATGTACAGCTGGTCCACTAAGTACTTCTCTGCATATTTCAACATCTCTTCCATTACTTCAACTCCGGAATGTATAATCTAATCTCTTTTGAAAACCTCAAAAGCATTTCATCATCAATCGCCGATTTTGCACGATCCTGTAAAATCTCAACCATGGCCCATGCGATCTGCTTAGCAGGAGTGTCCGTTGCTTTCTCAGGAAATTCATAAGCGTAACTGATTCTACCGTCACTGTCTTTGGATAACACACCCCTGTTGATATCTCGCCAAACATAAGTTTTGACCGTGTCATAATCAAGTCCTGTCTCCCTAGCACAATCAATCATAGATGACTGCGGGTTTTCAATAAAATACTTTCTTACCTCTTCTAGCTTATTCATCTTTCTACCTCCTACACTCAAATTGGACGAGCTGATGGGTCAGATGGTCCGTTGTCATGGCATGGAACCATCTTTGAACTGCCATCTTTGTACTCAATTTCAAGATAAGGAGTCCCCCAAGAACTACCCGCAATGCCAGCAATCGTCTCAATAGTATCAAGGTCGATTTTGAAACTTCCATATTCGTACACTGTGCCAGCCGTCCAATACCAGTCCTCACGTATACCAAGGGAAGCCCTCTCTATATTTTCGCGCTCTGCTTCTATTAAGGTTTTTGCTTTTTTAAAATCATATTTCATCTGCCTACCTCACCAGCCCACTATTTTTCATCACAACCGCCACAGAATCAACAATCGTCCTCAAAAACCGATTTTCCGTCTGCAAGTCGTTTACCTTATTCCGAAGTTGAATATATTCCTCAACACTAATTTCAACTGTTTCTTTCATTACATGAACCCTACCTCTCTACGTTGTTTTTTCAAAAATTCATCTGCGTCCTTTTGGCTATATCTGAATGTGTTGAGTTTATAAGTTAGATAAAACCCATATCCGATAGCTGTAAAAGCTACTATTGTCATGGCAATAAAGCCGATAATAAATAGTTCTGTCATAATAACTTCCAATTCACACGCATCCACTCGACCACGGCATCTCGTGGAAATCGTGGGTGTGATCCTTTCTTTTCAATCCTTGGAAAATCCTTCAAGTGTGATACCCTCTGGAATTCCGATTCATTCATGATTCCTAGCAACTTCTTGCATTGCTTACTGTTGAGTAGCAAGGGCATTGCTAGTTCTAAGTTAAACACCTCAAATACTTCCACCAGCCTAACTTTTAGTTGACTGATAAAGCGTGATATGAGACTTTCAGCAATGTCATCCATCTTGTCAAACCTCGCTTTCGTGTGTTATAATTTAAGTAAGTAATTTTGTTGAGCCACTGTTCCCGCAGTGGTTTTTTTGCATACCTCGTCCAATGTTATTCCTCTAGCTGTAAAATAGTTCATCAATGGTGATGTCTGGTTTAACCTCTGCGACAATGGTCTTGATTGCTTTCTTTTCCTTGTCTTTAAATGGTGTTTTGCCAGTTTCTTTGTTGTTGTATGACTGCAAAGAAATATCAAGCTTGTCCGCCATATTCTTCTGGGTCAGCCCTAACATGACCCGATAGCCTTTGAGTTTGCTCATGTCGTTCTCCTTTCTAGTTCGGTTAGTTCTCCTCTCCGTGATATAATCGGTATATAAACACGGAAAGGAGGGAAAACTATGTCTGATCACTTAGTTACATTCTTGAAACATCGTACAATTATCGTCGGCGAAGCAACTGTGGAATTTAGGTCTGAAATTGATTACACTATTGTCGCAGGCGAAGATGAAAACAGTGTGGTTCAAGCTATAACTTTTTGTAAGAATGGTTTAATAGTGCTCTCAAACTCTGAAACAAGAGAGTTATGGTCAAATCGTAAACCAATTCTAATTACAGAAAACGGCAAACAAGTTTTTACTTTTGAAACTGAATAAGTTTTTTACCCAAAAGTATAGATACTAAGCCATCCTTAGAATTTAGAACTTGCTTCATAGCAGGTTCTTTTATCTTTTCTCTATACGGATACCGTTTTGGTCTCATGTTATTCTCCTTTCTAGTTTGTTAGTTGTGTAGTTTTATGGACCTACCGAATCTTAAAATCTTCAATCACACGAGCAATAAAACGATTCGCTTGTGGATTTTTTAGTTTACCGTTTAAGATATTAGTGACATCCTGACGTACCATTCCATACTGGACAGCGAGTGTTGTCATAGTGATATTGTTCGCATCTAGATAGTCTAAGATTTTTTGACGTCCACTATTTGTATCTGGCATATGCTATCTCCTTTCGTCAAAATAAAAAACGCTCCTATCGAACTGATAGAAACGTGATATAATATAAAATGGCACTAACAATACCGCCATAGATTGGAGGTGAATGTCCAGTGTTCGAATTGTTCTTCTCAACTATCATCGGACCACTCGTGGTCGGTTTAATTCTTCTACTTGTCCAGAAATGGCTAGATAAAGACTGATAGTGCCAAAAAAACCCCTGCTTATGTGGAAGTTAGCAGGGGTCTTTTCTTGTCCAATATTCATTGAACTGTTCTTCTTTCCCCTATATCTTACCACGTTTCTATTCAGTTGTCAAAGAGCTTGTAAGCGAAAGAGTTAGAATTTTTTTATAAAATGCTTGACATCTAACAATCTATTGATTAAAATATAAACATAATAAAAACAGCGTTTAGAACACTTCTAATCATTTATTAATACAGTTTGGCGACCGTGTTATATTTAATTTTAGAATGTTTTTGACTTCGTTTTTTACTAACTCAATCATTTACAAAAACTATTGTAATCTATCGATTAAATTTTGTCAAGAGTTTTAATCAATTTATTTCAATATTTTTTGTCAATCTCTTAGAAAGGTTGATAAAACAATGTTTCCAACGTTTGAAAAGATAAAGGAATTAGCCGATAAGCAGGGTATTTCAATCAATAAATTAGAAGAAAGACTAGGATACAGCCGAAATACCATCTACAACTTAAAAACTAAAAAACCTAATGCTGAACGATTAGCTGAGATAGCTGACTACTTCAACGTATCCACCGATTATTTATTAGGCAGGACTGACAATCCAAAACTCTATACAACTCCAGATGGAAAAGAAGTAGATTTATCTAATTTACAAAATCGCGTTGTGTTGTTTGATGGAAAACCATTATCAGATGAAGATGTGTATAAAATTGAACAGATTATAAAATTGTCAATAGGAGTGACTGGCGGTGAAAATAAGTGAACTACTAGATGAATTTCAGGTCACCCTTTTTGTTTTTCATGGAGATATGTGGGAACGTGATGGCTTATATTTTCCAGATTTACGGACAATATATGTCAACGCTAATCTATCTACAAAAGAGCGCGAAAAGGTTATTTTACACGAATTGGGACATATCAATCACAATCCAGAACACTACCATAGATTGCTATTGCAATATGAAAATGAAGCTGATAGATTTATGGTTCGTGAACTGATAAAAGATTATCTAAATGATAATGATGTGTATAGTTTTAATTGGTTGCAATTTGCACAACTTCATAATATCTATACTTCGTGGGGACAAGAGATGATTATTGAAGAGTTTTATAATTTAGTTGGATAATATTTATAAAGGAGCTTTAATTATGGAATTTGATAAAGTCAAAAGTGATTTAAGACAACTAGGAAAGCGCGTCTTAGAGCTAGAAACCAATATTTCAAACGAGGAACAAACCAAAAATGCTTTCATAATGCCATTTTTTCAAAATCTAGGCTACGATATTTTTAATCCGCTCGAGTTTATGCCTGAATTTACGGCTGACGTCGGAATAAAGAAAGGTGAGAAGGTGGATTATGCTATCATTATCGATGGTATTCCTCAAATTCTAGTTGAGTGCAAATCTATTACTGAAAATCTTACCAAACACGATTCCCAACTCTTCCGTTACTTCGGCACTACTACATCTAAGTTCGGAATCCTTACAAATGGTAGAGAATACAAATTTTTTACCGACTTAGACGAGCCTAACAAAATGGACTCCACCCCTTTTTTGACAGTCGATATAACGAATATCAGAGATAATCAATTCGCCGAAATTATCAAATTCCACAAAGCAAATTTTGATATTGATAACATCGTTTCCTCGGCTTCTGAACTCAAATATCTCAACATCCTCAAAGGATTTTTAAACGAAAACATCAACGAACCGTCGGACAATTTTGTAAAATATCTCTCGTCTGAAATTTATGAGGGGCGTATTACTCAAAATGTACTAGCTACATTTAAGCCGATAATCCAAAAAGGTTTTAACCAATTTATCACTGAGCGGGTAAACGAAAAATTGAGTGCGGCGCTCAATACAAATATTGAGACTAAAACACCTGCTGTTGACAATACTCCGACAGAACCTGTAGAGGAAATTCGAGAAGTTGACGAAGTGGTTACTACTCCAGAAGAATTAGAAGTATATACTGTAGTAAAAGTCCTTACCAAAGATACAATTGATCCAGAAAGAGTTTTTTATAGAGACAACAAAAGTTACTTTAACGTTCTGATTGATAACAATATCAAGAAATGGATATTGCGGTATCGTTCCAATTCTAGTAAATCAACAATTGAGATTAGGGATACAGGAACATTTGAAATAAAATCGCCTCTTGAAGTTTCGAACTACTCAAAAGAAATTATTGCTGTCATAAGCAGATATATCTAAAAATAAAAAAATCCCCACACTCTCCATCGCCAAACTTTGAGTGTGAGGTATCTCGTATAGTAAAAACCTGCTTTGCAGTAGGTCTCTTTACTATACCCATTTTATCAAATTAGAAAGGGTAAATCAATGGCATATTTTAGAAAAAGGGATAACGGATGGGAATACCGTATCTCATATAAAGCCCCAGACGGCTCATATAAGCAGAAATCTAAGTCAGGATATAGAACCAAGGCGGAGGCTGTTCAGGCAGCATCACAAGCTGAAATAGAGCTATCCAATGGTATTGTCGAGGATAAGGATATCACCCTTGCTGAGTACTTTGAAAAATGGATGGAGGTCCATAAGAAGCCTCATGTCGGACCAGAAACGTTTGGTAAGTATGAATATACCCTTAAACTGATTACTATATACTTTCACGAAACAAAACTCTCAAAAATAAATGCCACTTCCTATCAAAACATTATAAACGAACTGGCAAAATGTTATGTGAAAGATAGTGTCAAAAGGTTCAATTCGCATATAAGAGCAGCAATTAAAGTTGCTATCCACCAGGGAATTTTAAAAAAAGATTTTACCGAAATTGTCAAGATTTTCTCCGATGTAGAATCCAAGAAAGAGGAGGATAAATACATAGAGCTAGATGAATACGAACAATTAATCACAGATTATCGAAAGACAATTAAGTACCAGTCCCACTTCTTCCTGTACACTATCGGAAAAACCGGACTTCGTTTCTCGGAAGCAGCAGGCATTACAGAGCCTATCGTTGACCGCGAAAATATGTGTTTACGAATCCGCAGGACTTACAAGGTTTACGGAAAGAAGAAAGGTTGGGGACCTACTAAGAATCCGCAATCAGAACGAGATGTGCCATTTGATAGTGAGTGGCTGAAAGCATACGACGAGTACATGAAAGTTGGATATATAGACAATCCAGATAAAAGATTGTTTACCAAATTGACAGGGACTGGCGAAAATAAAATTTTAAAGAAAAAGACACGTCAAACATTTAATGTACACGGCTTACGTCATACCTACGTTAGCTGGCTAATCTATCATGACGTGGACGTTGTGACCATTGCCAAGTTAGTAGGACACAAGGATGCGACCGAAACATTGAAAACATATTCGCACTTATTCAAGGCAAAACAAGAAGAATCATTCGACAAAGTCAGAAATTTAATGGAAAAATTTGGGGCGGATTTGGGGCGAGAAAGGTAA